ATCCTGTTGTGTTGTCTGGTGCTGTGGTCCAGGGTGGGTATATTGTAGCAACTTTAGTTGAGCCAACATAATCATCAATAAACCTAGATTGTCCTGATCCAGTGCCAGAAGTAAGCGTGACAGACATTCCATTGGGAGCATCATCAGCCGAATACGCAGACGCAGATTTGAGTGTAATTGTACTAGCGCCCCCAGCTTGAGCTGTTCCTGTATCTGTCGTTACGCTTGAGGCTGTAATAGTAATGTTACCGGATACTGCGCTGGGGGTAATTGTGAAATTTGGTGAATGTGTACTTAAAGCATAAGGATATTGCGGAACATTTGTTAACGGTAGGTTTTCTAACGTCCAGTTTGTATCTGTGTTTCTAACAAGTCTTTTTGTCTGCAAATCTTCATGGCATAGAATAAGTGTATCGACCGCCTGGGTATAAGTAATTTCATCTAGCATAGCTGCCGTAATGTCTGAAGCAGCTATATAATCATTGCCCGTTCCGTTTATGTTTGCTTGCAGAACACCAGCCTTGAATACATAGATCCGGCCAACAACTAGAACTAAAAGAAAACTATCTGTGACGCTAAACTCAAAAGGTATTAGCTTAAATGCTGTAAAGCCTGTTCCAAAGTTGTAGATAAACTTTAGCCCATCTCTACGCTTTAGACCGCCTTGAGGCTGTATAATAACATTTGTCGCTTCCTCCAAGGCGTTCTGATATTGTGCTAAATCTGTCCTGGCTCGTAATAGCGGATCTAGTTCACCAACAGAAAAGTTTGTTTGAAACTGAGTAATACGCATTTACTGCCTCACTTGGATTAGCGAATAGTCCTCGACAATTTGTGTTGATTGCCCCCTGGCATCGATGTTCATGGCTTCACGCATCAAACCACCTCGACCATTTTCCCCAGGAGATCCAAATGCGATTGCTCTAAAATAATCTGCTTTTGAAGCTTGGTCTGTAATAACGATTGCTAATTCAGCTGCCAGTGCTGTTCTAAGCAAACGAACAAAATAGTTTGGCATCTTAGCTTCAGCTATAGTTTGTTGGTAATCAATATAAACAGTTTCCATATTGCTGACTAATTGATCGCCATATATTTCCCAACCATAACGAACAGATCTTTGTGCTGTACCGTCAGTCTCGAATACCGCTAACGCACCAGTTAAATGGTCGCCTGGCATTTGATAAGCGTATTTCCATTCGTTTATTGGTGTAGCTGATAATCTAGCCAGTTGGATTTTGGCTAGTGACCAAGACCAAACATAAGTGCTTAGTAATGTATTTTTTAAATCTGGGTATAATCTGTCACAAGCCTGGGCGCTATCAGTTCCTTCTGTAAATGAAGAAAGGGGCGAAGCCCCCAGCGCGATTAAAGCATCTGAACAAATAGATAAATCTGTATCGCCTACGGCCATCATAACCCTCCAATGTATATAAGGGGCCAGTTGCCCAGCCCCATATTTATTAGTCTGAGTCGGTCGCTGTAATTGTTAGACCGTCTGTTACGTCAACAACGCCACTTGCGTTGCTTGCAACATAAACCCATGACAACGCTTGTGTGCCGCCTGTTGAGGAGCGAACCAAAATCGTGTCACCGACCGCTAGTGTATTTGCCAAGCTATTGAAATAGCCAGCAGTATTTACTGTAGCAATCGTATCTGCTGTTGAATAACCGTAGAGGCCAGGAGCATCGCCCTTTTTGCCACCACCGTAATTTACGAAACCAGTACTTGAAAAAGCCATGTGTTAGTCTCCTTACTCAGTACATGAAATTTTTACGATACCTTCGTCATCGATCGCTATAGCTCCAGCTGAGAACATGGAACTTACTAGGAAAGATGTCTTTTCAGGTATGTAGTTAACTTCGCTCTTTTGCGAAATGCTTTCGGCATAACCCATTGAACTTTCGTGCCATGCAAAACATGTACGAGTAGATGGTTTTGGAACACCACCCTCATCACGATCACCCATAGTCATTATGTTAAAGCCCATGAACGATGAAACTTCACCGCGAACAAGAGCCTTGACTACAGCAAAGTCACTCGAAGTTACTTCAGTCTCACTGAGCAACGCATCAAGCTGAGAAGAGTGCATCAATATGTGACGACCTTCAGCTGGTACGTTTTTCTCATTAAGAGCTTTAGCAGCCGCACGAAGTTTTGCAATATTCATATTGGTAGTAGAACCACCAACACCAGTTGCAACCGTTGACGGTGATGAAGCCGCATCAAGAGCATCGATGCAAAGTTGATCCATACGTCTAGCTATTGCTTTGGAAACAACTTGTACCAGCTCCCTACGCTCATCAAAGTTAACATGAGACTGATGAAAGATATCTGAGTACTCTGCAGCGATAAAATCAGACATTGTCGCCTGAACATTGCTATAGGTTACGTTTAACGGAGTTACGTCAGTTTGCGGAACGCGAACCGTTGCAACGCCTTTGCCGATTTTTGGAAACTTAACTGTGTTTCCCTGAACACCTGTTCGTGTTCTCATAGTGCCGCGAAGCAATGCCTCGCCTTGGTATGCCTGTTTCACTTCTTGATCGAATAGTGTTACAAAGGCATTAGTGATACTCTGCGCCATAGCAGAAGCCTCCTTTTAAGGTTTCTAATATAAAACGCTTACCGTTAGCCGATGTTTCGGGCGGTCGCTTGCGTGGAAGTGGTCACGCCAACCAGTGGATTCACCACATAAACGGGCCGCCTTTGGTTATCCGTTACACCACATATACACACAAACTACACACATTGCAACAATATCTAGTTGTTAACTTCCATCCATTTCTTTTCGATCTTAGTTCGCCATACAGCATCGTTCTGCCATCGAGGATCTGCGATCGCTTGCTGAAGATCTGTTACTGTCATCTCTGGTTCTGAAACAACAGGTTTTATTGGGATATTCTCATTGGTGTACCCTTGGATAAGTTTAGTTAAAGCATTGATACTATCGGCATTGTTTATGCTGTAGCTGAGAGCTACTTTCTCTGCTTCGTTTAGATCAGCCACCTTAATGTTTCGCTCAAGGAAATTAATTTTCTCCTGGGCATTAGCACCAAGCTTTTGCATTTCAGCTCTTCGATCATACTCAATATCTTCGGCCTGTTCGCCATTCATCTCCAGGATCTGACCAGCCAATTCCTCAAACGCTTTCTGTGAAACGCCATACGTTTTAGCCCATTCTTTATATACCTCAACAGCCGGATCTTCCAGATCGAGGCCACGATCAACCAAATCCGAAACATCGTAATCACCTTCCGGTGCTTTATGCTTGCCGGATCTAAATGCTTTTTCCAATTCTGCATAGCTCTTTGCAAGCTTTTCAACATCTGGTCCATCTTCATCCCAAAACTTCTCTGGATAATAATCAGGTCGATCAATAGGTTCGTCATCATCTTCTGACATTTCCTGTTGTTCTGGCTGTTCATGCACAGGCATAGGAGCCTCTGCTTGTGGTTCATCTTCTTTTGCGTCTACGTTTATTAGCGGTGCTTCTGTTTCCTGTGCTTCAACGGCTTCTGTGTTTTGTGTTTCTTCAGACATTATCGCTCCTATCCACCCTTTTCATAATTACCCGAACAAGATCAGCCGCACCTTCTCGAAAGTAGCCTTGACTTGGATCTTCTCCAGGAAACCAGGATGGTTGTTCTATTGTTATCTGCCTCAGATGACTAAGCACCTTTTGGCCTTCCTGTGATTTAAATAACCTACCATATAATATATCTAGGTCATCCGCTTTCTGCGGTTTCGCCTGTGCCTGGTCTAATCCTTCCCAACCTTCAGCCGAACTCATTGCAACGCTCCGGCAACAGTTTCATCTGTTGGCATTTCTGGCTGTTGTTCAGCCATCATAGCTTGCTGCATTTGTTGCATCATTGCCTGTTGTTCTTCTGGTGTATTGAGCAATCGAGCATCTATACCCATCTTTTCAGCAATGAAATCTACCATCTCTGGTATGTTTAGTAATGTCTGACCCATTGGCCCCATCGCATTAGCAATTTGCATAAAATTAAGAAGTTGATTTACCTCTTCCATTTTTGGCGCTTCTGCTAATGGTGACACTGGCACAACTTTAACTTGAACGCCATTTACCTTTAGAGGCATACGAATAAATCCCTGGCGATCGAGAACGTATAAAGTCCTAGATACCAACGGTATCATTATCTCTGTCATCAATCGACCAAAGGCAGACCCAAGATTTGTAGCCAGTTCACGCTGGCGCTGGGCAATCTCTGTAGCTGACCTGGCGCTCATTGTATCTGGTGGTAAACTATCATCCATCAAGATCTTTTTGATATTCATCGTAAGATCCTGAATAACAATCTGACTTGTGTTAAAATCCCCAGCTCGGGGTAAAGGAGCCAGGGAAGCACCTTGCGGCCCACCATTACGCGCAACTGGAATAATTGCACCTGGTTGTATTTTAATATTCTGGGGGTTTAATACACCATCGTCAGCTGCAAGGAATACACCGGATATCGAAAGACTTGCGTTCTTTAATATCAATTCTTTTGTTTTGTTGAGTGTTTTAATATCTGCAATCGCATCAATTAACGGGCCTCGACCATAGACTTCACCAGCTGTTTTACTAAACCTGGCAACAATAAACGGACTGCTATCCATTTCTCGATACACCAACTCTTGCTGTTTGTGTGGCCAAACCACATGATAGTGATACCGTCCACTTTCCTGATCAAAAATTATAGCATCGAATAAATCCAACTCTTCGTGTGGCTTATCATCAATCGCTGTTTGAAGCTCTGGCGTTATTTTAACGTCACGAAACTCTCGCTTAATGGCTTCAGATTTAATCCGTAGCTTACGATATACGTTGTCGATCATACCATAAGCGCCTTCTTCGATCGCTACCAAGTATTGCGGAACAGCTAAGAAACGAACAGGCGTTACTTCATCGCCTGGCGTAATCATCATAACCGCTGTGCCCACAGAGAGATCTAAAAGAAACTCACCCATTGCCAGATCAAAGCTTGTCTGCCGTAGCTGGTCAAACATAATATCTACATAGGCATCGAGTATTTCTTGCGCCCGTTCTTTCTCATCATCTGGAACAGCTGAACCTGGTTCTAGCCTACACCATTTACGCATTGGTGGGAAAAGGCCGGACTGCATTCTGTTCGCAAATCTTTTTGTAGATGATACAGCCGTACTATCAAAAACTCTTTGTGTTTTGTTTTTGCCTGGGGTTTTACCTTCGTAATAACCGCCATATAAATTTCTTTGGGGCAGAGCAAACTCATAACAATCTTCATAGATTGAACGCCATTCATCTTTTCGAGCCTGTGCTTTTGCCTCACGACCCATCACTTCTTTTACATTTAACTTAGGCATTTCTACTCTCGTTTCGTTTACTTATAGACGCTGCTTTCTTTCTGGCATCTGCTTTTGAGGAAGCACCCCAGGCGCGGAGGGATAAGAGCAGCCTAGTAGGTCGCCCCTTGCTATCACGCTCCGGCCCAGAGTTCCCTGCCATTCGAGCCAGGAAGGACGCTCGGCGAGGGTTATCGCCTGTCTTTACCGGAGCTTTTAGTTTTGAGCCTGTTGTCCGATTAAAGAAGGCCCGACCAGCAGCGTTTAAACCGCCTTTAGGATTTTGATGTACTTTTTTTACCACGAGGCTTTGCCTTTTTCTTTGGGGCTTTTTCCTTTGGAGCCTTGCCACCTTCCCACGCTTCGTTGACTTCGGGAGTGGAAGGGTCATCCGCGACTAGATGACCCTTCTCGTTTCTTGCCCTTTTCGGGTCTGCCTCATTTCTATGAAATACTCTTGGATCTTCTTTGATTTTTGTCATGCTAAATTCAAAAGTTTAGCTTTTAACTTTGCTAACCTTTCGTCCTTCTGTTTATAAAATTTCTTACGTCTTTCCTTGCCTTCGGCCTTTCGTTTTTCTAAGGCTTCTTTTTTTAATCTTGCCGCACGTTCAGCTGCGGTTTCGCCTCTTGGCCTACCATCACCCTTGTTGATCCGCTCTTGCATTTCTTTCATAGCTTGCTGGCTACGGTTTGTCCTATCTTCTAAATCACGAAAATAAGCCTGATTTCTTTCCTTGACGCCTATATCCATTAAGAAATCATCTTTAGCTGAATTTTTTGGCGCTTTTGAACCAGAAAATTTTCCAGTGGCTATATCTTGCTTTTGGCTTTTTGTTACTTTGAACACATTTGAAAAAGAAAACTTTTTCTTTGTTGTTTTCTTAGCCATGACTAGCCGCCAAGCTTTTTCTTAATTTCATTCATAGCTGCACCTTCTTGCCTCAGAGGTGAGAACAATAATCGCATACCGCCAGTTCTTCTCAAGCGCCTACGCTTTTGCAGTCCTTGCATCTGAGTTGTCTCTTGCGCTTCGGCTCTTTGCTCTTGCCGATCAATCACTTCCTCTGTTGGTGTAGCAACTGGCGCTGGTGCTGGTGGTGCTTTCTTTTTTCCAAAAATACCGCTCATTTATTCAAACCTTACCATTGAATAATAGTCAGCCCCCTCTGGGCCAAACTTTCTGTGTTTACACTCTACCTCAAAATGTAGTGCTTTGGCAAACCTTAATGCCACCATATGTTGTGATTTTACAAAAATCTGCATCCTTCTGATACCAGATGTAGCCATTACCTCGCCTAAAAGCGCTCTTGCGCCTATCAAAGTTGACCTTGTGTGATTTTCTAGACCTTCGCCTGGAATAAACCATGCCTCCACTACGCCAGGCCAAACATCTCTTACACCAAACACGCAAATAACTTTGCCTCGACCGATAGCTGCCCAGCTCCAGCCATGCTCAGAATTTTCCCAAACATAATCTAAATACCCAGAGATACTATCGGCATACTCTTTTTCGTGTGGCCCCAGGTCTATGCTTAGAAGATGATTGTATTGTAGCGGCACGATCTGCTCATCCGGCCTCATTTTGAACGTAGGGAGCTGTATCAGGCCCATTAAAACACGCTGAAGTCACTATTCGCAGTATATGACCCCTGTTGAAACGTAGAGCCATACGATCCTCTTCGTAAGCGTCTTTGCTCACCACCACCTAGCATGAGATACCCAAAAGCATCGCCACAGTGCGAATGTTCGTTCTTTACTGGCGCATCCTTAAATCTTTCCTGACCAGCGCCCAGGCTTTGCCTTTTGAAAAAATACCCACCGCTAAGTGATTTACGCAGCCTTAAGCATTTTTTATCAACAACTAGCCCTGGTTTACCGCCTACGAGCCTGGACATTGGTGAAGCACCAGCCTCGCGCCTGACCTGGAAAGCGTTACTATCTGTTGGTTGTGCTTTAAATCCTATCGATCTTAGATGATCGAAGGCCGTAACCTCATAGATCTCATCACGTTTATTACCAGCCGGATCACCCCATATCAGGATTTCATTCTTAGAATATCGTTCTGCTATTCTTCCCAGGAGTTCTTGGCCAAATCGTTCAAGACCCATATCAAACGTGACCAGCTCATCGCAAACACGCCACGCACCGCCCTGGGTACGCTGACCAAAGATAGCTGCCGGAGTTAAACCAAAGTCTACACCGATTTGTATTGGATAATACGGATCTACTTCCACATCACCCGACATAAGTTCATCATCATACTCAGGCCAAACTGGCCTACCTTCCTGGACAAACGTATACATTCCCTGGGCATAACATCGAATCCAGTCTACATTCTTACCACCAAGTAATTGCTGATAGTAACCTGGTGGCAGATTGTTAGCATTTTCAGCATTTTCATTTACGCGCCACCATTTTGCTCCGGAAAACACAAAGCCTTGCGCATCGGGATTATCATCCGGCACTTCATCCGGTGCAGCTTGCAATACGCCACCTGGTTGTCTAAAAAATGTCCAGGGGTAACTTCCCTTGATCGGGTTCTTTTCTGCTACCTCATGCCACCAATGATCGCTATCTGGTGGGTTTGTATCCATCCAAATGCCATACCAAGTCGGACCGCCATCAGATTTTGTAGGGTATCGGCCCACTCTGTGCGTTAATCCATCGATTACTGCTTTGGGCAGCTCTCTAGCTTCATTGACCCAAGCACCAGTTAGCTCCAATGATAATAACTTTCTTACATCTTGCGGAGAAGATAACGCCATGAATATCACTTCACAATCGATGCCTGGGATATCGCCCCTGGTCGGGATCTTAATGTGGTGCGAGATTGGTGGTTGCCAGCGCATACCACCCCACACATCCTCGGGAAATAATTCTTGCCATGTTTTTATAGTTGTCGTGCGCAGCTCGGGATATGTGTTCCTCACGATGACAAAACGCGAGTACTTGATCCCATCTCTAGGAGATGGCTTTTGCTTGACCGCCCTTAACATTATCTCGGCTGCGCAACCATAGGACTTACCAGATCCAACCGGACCCATCAAGCCCCTAATAAAACTCTGGTCATGTAAAAACTTCCAAACAGTCGGGCTGTTCTCAAAGTTTAAATCAAGGCTGGGGATCGCGCTCATTTTTATCCTGTAATGTTTCCTGGCTAATCTGTCTTATTTTTCTTAATGCCTCTTCGAGAGCCTCAATCCTTTGCTCAAGCATAAGAAGTGCTACCTCAAGCCTTGCTGTCTTGTCCATCAATGACCTCCGCATACTCTGTGGTTTGCGGCCCCTTCATGTTAATACCAACAATCGATGGCTTATCACTTTCCTGATCCGGACTATCGAGCCAACCAGCTGCTTTTGCCAGTACTCTCAGCACCGAAACCTTATCATGCATCTCAATTGCAACCCGACCATCCGGCATAGGCGTTATTTTTTTAATAGCTCTCAACGCATAATCCGGAATATCCTTCGGATCTTTCATCGTACCATCAAGATTAATAATCTCAGTAATTGAAGTTGTACCCAGGGCAATCAGTTCCTGGGCAACAACCTCTTTGTTACTTTCTAACGTGGCACTCGTTCTGACCTTTTTCTGTGTAACGCGTACACCACCAAACCGACCAATAGGAGTTTGCCTGGTTCTAGCCATTATATCACGCACTCCCCAAAATCTTTTTGGCAAAGAAAAGCTTCGTCATTAAAAATGAAATTACTTTGCCTAGATACAAAATTACCAATTTCAGCGTATGTTCTATTTTTATGAAACCGTGCATTAGTTTTGGCCTCCAAATCAGACCACCACTTCATTCTATCTGGATGCTCTCTCCACATAGCCGCAAGCGTTGCTTCAGATTTTAAAAAGCATCCATCACAATTTCCAGCACCCTTCATAATTCTTAAATCAAAATTACTTTTCTTCCAGAAATCGCCCACATCTTTAACGGAAACAATAGCCTCATTTAAAGGAAACCAGTTTTGCCACCGTTTATCCTTTGATGGCTTTACTCGATGGGCCTCGTCAGCTCTTATTCCTACTGTATTCATCCACCTTTTCCATCCCTGACTAACAAGAAAACGCTTTATCGTTAAAACTTTTAGCTGTTGGGTGCAGTATCTTTGCGCCTGGTTTGGTAAGTATCTATCTTTTGTAACGCTTGTTACAGACTGCAAAAAAGGCTCTCCGTTACGGCTAGCAGAATTATGACTAACAATTTTAAACTTAGGTTTCGGCAAAATATATTCTAGCCAAGTGATTTTTACATTCCACCTATCAGAACATTCTTGCACAAAATCTAATGTCTCAGGCATTTCACGACCAGTATTTGCAAACACTACCTTACACCGATCAGGTAAATCACCATTTGCTTCAAGTATCTTATGCAGCATGAAGGCGCTTGTGCGCCCACCGCTAATACTTAATAAAACATTTCCATCAGGTAATTGATATGGACTAGCCATTAAAATGGTATCTCATCATTCAAATCACCAGAGCTGTTATTTTGCGGAGAAGGCTGATTATCAACTTTGCCCTTATCGTCCATCGGAAACAGGCTTAACCAAATCTCTGCTTCCTGGTTAGGTATCGGCAACGCATTTAACTTAATACGCATACCCTTACTATCCTCAAAGGCTATACCCATCTTCACCCAATCAGATTTATCAGGATCACTTCTTCGTTTCTGACCTTGTACTACGTTATACATTTTTTTCATTTTAGTTCCTTCCTATTATTCTGGTATCGCACTTATCTCAGGAAAAATCCAGAAAATATTTATGTGGTACACTGTAGCAGTACGCCAGGGGGGTGGGGGCCAAGGGTGTCACTTTTGCAGAACGCCTGACATTTTTTTTATCGCGGCTCAAAAATTAACATAATGTATATTATGCGAAAACCTACGGTGTTTTGTCATACCCTTATAACCTTTTACCCTTTACTATTCCTTTTATTATGTCGTTTGTTCTATAATCCTTAGACTTTCCGAGCGCTTTTGATACCGGCACTTGGAAATAACCTATGCCACGCGCCATATCTCGTCTGTTTTTGTAGCAGTATTCCGCATGGTTCTTCAGTATTGCAGACCATTCCTCCATTGATAGTCCATCCTTTATCCAATGAGATACAGTCTGAATATCTCTTTCATTTATATTACGAGGTGTTCCGTAACTTTCACATATCCTCAGAAACAAACTACAAAACCTTCTAGCATCATTATATATATTATCTTTATTATTCGTTATAATGTTCTCGTTTGTGTTACCTCTAGATGTAACCGCATGGTGTGACCTCTGGGTGTAACAGGTACCTGAGTTATCCACAGGCTGTTGTATTGGATTTAATCCTTGTTTTTGTCTTGATTGATTAACTAATTTTAGTTGATCTACCTTCGCTTGTTCTCTTCGTTCTTCTATTGCAATTTGTTCACTTGCATTAAGATTTGCTTTTGCTTCGTCTAGATCTTTTGGCGCTCGTTTGAATACTACTTTTAGACTGTCACTTCTTTGGTGCTTGCTAAACTTCTTGACCTTTTCAATATATCCAAACTCTATTAGGTTTTTAATCTGCCTTGTTACTGCCGTTCTACTGATACCCATATCTTTTGCAATTCTGCCTTGTGAAACCCACGTTACACCTAATCCATCCGTGTAAGTACAAAGAACGCAAAGAACACTCAATGCGGCTGTTCCATGCAAGCGCTTGTCTCGTGCAGCATCAAACGGTAACACCGAATAATTCCTTAGATCTTCATTCTTTTTGCGCGGTACTAACATTTAATCCCATTCAAGAGTTATTATTACCATAGGATCGCCAAACCGTTTTTGTACTGTCATTTTGTATATTAGCCGATCATCTTCGTATAGGACGCCATTACAAGCGTCTGTGATAATCTTAAGCACATTGTCAGCGTCTACCCTAGTCGGGATGATTTCCCCCATTGTAGCGGCTTCTCTGCGCTTCTTAGAATATGATTTAGGAATAGCAAATTGAGCCATCACAGACACACGGCAGGGAACATTTATAGGATCTAGTCCTAGTTCTACCATTTTATCTGAAGCTTTAGCGGCTAGTTTCAGCTCATAATCTCGCGTCTTTTTCGGTGTGTAAGCTCTGCCTTGCCTTGTAAATCTCGGGCGACCTTTTCCGACCGGCTCACCTTGAAACCAGAAATCAATTCTTTTCATGTTTACTTAACCAGTCTTTAATTTCTTGCTTAAAATCATCCGTGCTTTGTTCTATTGGGAATGGAGCCGGAGCTAGTGAAACAGCCTGACCTGGTAAATGATCCCTGATTAAATTACTAATGATTAAAGCTTGTGATTGATTGGTTTTATTGCTGTATTCAATCAATCTTGCCTTACTTAGTGACGGGATACGAACCGTAAAATTGACGAGGTTGTCATTTTTTTTGAGTACTTGTTTCCTTTTTTTCATAGCAATTATCATCCTCAATAAATTATTTATCTGATACCGCTTGACTTATAATGTGGTGTCACTTACTTATCAATATGTGATTTGTTAGTTTATAGGAAGGACAAAACAAAATGCAAACTATAACAACTAAATATCTAGGCCCGACTAATCATAAGGGATCAAGGTTCAAGGCTACCCACACAGGCGGCTTCACTAGCGTAACGCTACCATATGACTATGAGCTTGAAGCAGAAGAAAACCACCGCATAGCGGCCAGAGCATTAGCCGCAAAATTAAATTGGGAAGGCGAATACACTGGAGGCCACACAAAGAATGGCATGGTTTGGGTAAACAGCAACCCAATGTACACATTTAAATCTTAGGAGGCTTAGACAATGACAATAACTACATTCAGAAAAGTCTTTGTTGAGAATATGAAAGATTGGGATGAGAACAAGATAAGCGGTTATGTGTATCTAACTGAGGGGCAAGAAAAGCCAACATCAGATGAATATATGGATCACTATCTGCACATTGTTAAAAATGATTATAAGCATAAGCATTATGGCAATAAAGACTTTATGCTTTTTGTTGATCGGAGTGAATACCAAAGCGACCAACTCACAGACCTAGAAAACATTTTGTTTGAATGGGCAAACGGTGAATATCATCAAGGCACTTATAAAATTGAAGAGGTGAAGCAATGAGACAAGCAATAGAACAAAGATCAATTCATAATCAATTTTCAAACTTTGATGACAAGCAAGGATTTGAAAAGCTTTTAACAGATTTATCTAAATATGATTTTGTTGACGAGTGTTGGCACAATGAAGCAATGCCACACGTTGCTAAAAATATGCCAACAGAAAAATACCCCGACAGAGCTTTAAGAGTTTGGATGGATTGGCAAGACCATGAGTGGAGTGATTTGCACCACGATCTAAAAGAGGGTCAGACTTACTATAGATTTAATGTTCAATTAAATGGTGAGTACGGTGACGGAGACACGACAGAATTTAGTAAAGACTTTGAAACAATGGACGAGGCTATAGAGTTTGTTCAGGAGCTTTTAAAATCTAAATATCATAGCCTTTTGGTTGATGAATGGAATGAATGGCTAGGTAAGCAAGACAGCATTGACGACAAAGAAGCAGACGCTCAATCGGTTATTACTTGTTATACTTTAACCGAAAATCAAAAAGAATTTGTAACAGATTTTATTGAGAGGTGGGAACAATGAGAGATTGGATTGAAGCAATAGTTGGTGGAGTGTGCTTGTTTGGCACGTTTTATATGTGGCTTGTAATAGCAGGGGTTTTAGCATGACAGCTGATGAATTGATTGCGCTGATACATAGCGCCATAAAAGAAACTAAAGTGGACTGCGAGAGGCTCACAGACTTTGAGCAAGATCCGGATGAAATAGTAATGAGATTTTTTGATTTAGAGGAAGAAGATGAGTAAAAAAATTAAAGTCGAATTTACTAAAAAACAATTTATGGCAGTTATCTCAACTGTTTTTCACGACATCAATGATATGCGTTTTGAAAGAGATGAGGAAGGCGTACCACAACCAGAATTAAGAGTTTTAGAAAACGCTAATGACGCAATGTCAAAGGGATTTAAAGAATGGAAGGAAGGCAAATGATTGATCAAGTTGAAGTAAAAAAAATGCACCACCGCGATGGCTCCGATACGGAGATTGCGGCAGCGCACAAGGTGGCTCCAAGGGTAGTCGGGAGAAGACTGCTAATTCTTTGCGGAATGGCACAGCTAAATAAAGCTGTGACAGGCAGTGAGCTTGCAAAGAACCTCGGGCTATCAATCCTCAGTGTAAGGCCACGCTTAACAGAATTGCAAGAAATAAATTGTATTTTTGACACAGAAACTAGGCGCAAGAATGAGTTTGGAAACACTGAGATAGTTTGGCAAATAACAGAGAAGGGTTGGCAATATGTTTATTAAGTACGAAGAGATCAGGCGATTAGCTGATAGTATCAGGGAGATGTGCAACGATGATGAGGACACTTTTCTTGATACACTTGACGGAGAAACGGACGCTCTCGACATTCTAGGTAAACTTATTCAAGAGCGCTCAGAAGTATTGGGCTACGAAGCCACAAACAAAGAGCTTGCAGATCAGTACAAAAAGCGAGCTGACAGAATGGCAAGCAAAGCTGACGCCATAAACCAAACCATGAAGCACTTGCTAACTGCAATGGGAGTAAAGAAGGTTAACCATGCACTAGCAACGGTAACAATAACCAAACCTCGATGGTCAGTTGAGGTGGTTGACGAGGCACAAGTGCCAACGCAATTAAAGATAACGACAACTAAACCTGATTTGAGAGCTATTAAAAAGCATTTAGATGACGGTGAACCAGTGCCAGGATGCCGCCCCAAGGTGGGCTACGAAGGCGTAACAGTGAGGATAAAATGAAAAACACAAGCGAAAAAGAAATAAGGCAAGTTTATGCAAAAAAAGCTGGCAAAAAAACTTCTCTGTATATTCAAATAAATAAAAGGGGAGAAATTCTTTATATAGGCGTTTCACTAAATGCTAGTTCAAGATCAAAGGATCACAAAGCTCATTCAAAATGGTTTGAAGAAATAAAAGCTATACACATTGAATGGTTTGATAATAGATGGGAAGCCGAAACAATGGAGCTTGTTCTAATTAAATTATTAAAGCCAAAATATAACATAGCACATAATGATGAAAGACCATTAAGAAATAGCTTGATGGATCAGTGGAACGGCAGAATAAAAATTATAAAGAAAAATTTATCTGAAACTGCGCTGAAAGCAACTGAAAGCTGGCAACTTAAAGATGCAAACGATGCATGGAAAGACGCTATAAATATGTATTTTGATGGGTATTTTGGTTTACACCCTCAAATTATTTTGGATCGAACTGCGCTTGCTCCAGAAACATT